AATTCCTTTGGCAAAAATTGCCAATAAATCTCGTGTTAAACAATCCGTAAATGAATATAGAAAACATATTCAGAAAACAACTAAGTCAGGTTCGTTAATGTCAAGACAGGCCCACATGGAGTTAATCCTTCAAAATGATTATCCCGCTGGTCTTGGTGAAACCATATACTATGTAAACAATGGTTTTAAAAAATCAGATGGAGATGTTCAAAAGGTTACCAAGGCAACTAAAAAACAACAAGAGGATTTTTTAGTAAAACACGGAACCCCTATTCCTGACAATTATATTCAAATTAATTGTTATATGATTCCTGAAAAGGAGATTATGGATAACCCCAATTTAACGGGTGAATATAATATTGCTCGATATCTTACCAATTTTAACAAACGAGTGGAACCACTATTGGTTGCATTTAATCCATCTATTCGTGAGGATATTTTAATTGAGGACCCGAAGGACAGACAATACTTCACTAAAACACAATGTGAACTTGTGAGTGGTTTCCCATTAAAAGAAGAGGGTCAAGATAAGTTTGATGAAGTAATGACTTTATCTGATGGTGAGGTTATATTTTGGAATAGAGTACAACGAGACCCGTTCTTTATGTATGTAGATAACAGTCTTGAATTGGTCGACCAATATTGGGTTGACCACAACAGAAAAGTTGTAAAACTACAAGAGGCGAGTATCAAGAGTAATGAAGATGAAATAATCGAAACCAATGGAATCGATTATGCATTTCATGTAATTGAAAGTTAATTAGATTACGTTATACGGAGATTGGAAGGGTCTATACTTTAATGCCTTATTAAGGTTTTCTGCTTCATTCCCTTTTCTCTCAAGAATTTTGTCAGGACGAAGTCTTTCCAATCTCTGCATTAACTCTTCGATTAGTTTTATCTTTTCATCTTTACCTTCAGTTAACAATGAAGTGTAATCCAATTTAATTTGACTATCAGGTACTTGTATATCACCCGAGTACTTACCCCAAATTCTTCCTAACCCTTCTTTAGAATATGCAATAAGATATTTTCTAACCCAGTTTTGTGCTGGTTTATTTAACATATCCCACGTCAATTGTTCAACGTCAACATCTGAAGGTAATTTGATGATATCTTTGTTTTTATCTAAACACGTATCTCTATCCATGGTGTCATAATACCAATACCAAACCTTACTACGGTTGTTTTGAATAGAACCAAAATCGAATCTACCACCCGGTACATTATATAAGTGAACTACTTTGGTACTATTAGGTCCCGCCGTTATTCTATAGGTTAAATCACCACCGATTAATCGGTTTTTAAGATTTCTATCACCCATTCTTAATAAAAGGTCAAATGCGGGTAACATAAAGTAGGAACCCGATGTACCTTGTTGTGCAAAACCACCCACACCACCAAAACCAACACCACCAAGACCACCAAATCCCCCTAAAAACGGGTCAACGATAGAATCGGTTAATTCCGCTCTTGAGAACCATAATAATTCATTTATTTCTCTTCCTGCGGGAACAATATAGGTTTGTGTGTTTGCTGATAATTCAAAATAGTCTTTTTTAAGTTCGGAGTTTCCACCTGTTTGTAAACCTACAATTTTAGAATATGCATGTGAAAATTGTGTTTCATAATCCAAACTTCTGGTTGTAAATGCACGAGTTAAAGATTGAGTATCAACATCTATACCGATTAATGATGACCATTGTGATTCGATTAACCAATCGTTCACGTATTGTTCGTATTCAGAAAGTGACAATTCTAAAAACGTATCCATTTGTTCCTCAGTAAGTTCAATACCTCTAACAGGTAATCCCAATAAGTGGAATACTTGAGTGTATAACTTTTGTTTTTCAGGATTTGTAATAATCGTAGCAGACATATTTTGTTTTATCTATAAATATTCGTATATTTGAGTTATTAATTGAAATGTTTTGAAACTAAGAAGTAATATTAAATATAAAGACGGTAAGTTTGTTTACCTTTTAAAGAAAATATGTTCTGGAAATGGTCAATATAAGGAAGTTAAGAGGTATTTGAAGGTTAGTTGGGATGCCATTTATGTAAAATATTATACAAAATATAATCAATACGGTACTTGTGTTCACAATGAAATGACCGGTGTTTTGACACCTTTCGGAGGTTGGTCAAGAATTAATCAATTCAACACTCACCCTACTTGTAATGAATATATTTCACAATATCTGAACCAACAGTTATCAAATGACTTCATTGCTAAGGGTATTGATGAGTTTGAAGGAAGAAAGGTTGAGTTAATCCAATTCGACAAAACAAACACAACGATTGAATACGCATTCAGTGAATTGGAAAAGTATTTCTTTTGGTTAAACCATTACGGAGATAAAATATTCAAAGACCAAAGTATTTTAACTGACAATGATTTCTTATCGATATTAATTGACAAATCAATAAGTACAATGGGTGTAGGGACATTAGCGGAGTTGTGTGTTGAGTATTTGTTTAGGTCTAAACTAATAAAATACAACGTATACCGAAGTTCCACCATTAAAGGTAATAAAGACGATTTCAATGGGGTCGATTTGTACACCACCGAAAAATCAGATGAGAGTATTGTAAAAAAATACCAAGTAAAGTCCGCTAAAATTTATGGCGGTAATACAATCCACAGTCCAATCAATACGAAGTTCTACAACCAAATGGGTGTTGATTACTTAGTAATAACAGAAATGAATATTAAGTATACCCCAAATGAAATTACAATAAACCCAACAAGGATGTTGTTTTTTAGAATGGACCCAAATTTATTTACTGAACAAAAACATTTAAACAGTGGAGACACATATACATTCGACCCAAAATCAATCATGATGGAAGAACCAATTAGCCAAATTTTTAAATCGAAGATTTTTTACGAATTCTTCATGTACTGTACCAAACATGGATTACAATTCATAATGGATGTTGATGACACTACGTCGGCAACATACGATGAAAATATGAAATCCGTAAGTATAAAATTACCTACTGACGACAAAAAATATGTCGACCAACCTATCATCGATGTGTGGAAGGAAATCATTAACAAAATAGAAACGGGTACAAATATGGAAAATTCTCTAAAAGATTTAGAGAAGTTCCATAAGTAATGATTGTGCAAAACTCTCAGAGTATTCACCATCACCCATAACTTGGTCAATAATACCTTTCTTCTTTTGTAAGATATTATAAACGATTCTTTCAATAGTGTTCTCAAATACAGGATAGTAAACGAGGACACTATTTTTTTGCCCGTATCTATATGCCCTATCTTCCGCCTGTGAATGGTCAGAAGGAACAAACGATAAGTCATTCATAATAACAGTCTCCGCCGCAGTTAAGGTAATACCCACACCACCGGCCTTAATGTTAGATATGAAGATTTTAATCTTATCATCGTTTTGAAAACGGTCAACACTTTCCTGTCTTCTATCTTTTGACATTCTACCATCAAGAGTAACAGAGTTCTTCTTATACTTCTCATGTATCATATCGAGACTCATTGTGAAGTTTGTAAACACAATTACTTTCTTACCTTGTTCAATAAACTTTTCAATTAATTCACATGTATATGGTACTTTTTCATATGCAATAACCTGTCTAATTTTCATTAGTCGATTAAGTGTTACGGTAATTGATTCTTTCTTTTGATTGTCTTTAGAAATTCTCATGAAATCCTCCAACTCTTCATCATAGAACGTACTCTTTAAATCTAAGAAAACAGGTGTGATAATTTTTTCAGGTAAATCGAGGATATCTGTTTTCATTCTTCTGAGAACAATGTTTTTAGTCATATCTCTTAATTCATCGAGATTACTCGCGCCACTTGTGTTCCAAATCTTTTTACCTCCAACATTAAATTGGTATCCAGCACAATATCTCCTAACAAAACTTTGCCAATTTAACGCGATTGGTGAATTAACTAATTTTAATAAATTATAATAATTAATTGGTCTCGATGTCATCGGAGTACCGGTTAATAACCACACTTTAGGTATTTGTTTGGCAATATCGTTGATTAATTTTGTTCTTTGTGCGGTTGGGTTCGAAACATAGTGTGCCTCGTCGATTATAACGAGGTCAAACCCTTCTTTAACTATTAATTGGTATGATTCACCATCTTCATAGTTTTCGGTCGTGTGGTAGTTCTTAATGATGTCATAGTTGATAATATAAAAATCAAATGTGGACCCCCATTTACGACCTTCAACAATTAAGACCTTTTTATCGGTATAGTTATCGATTTCACGTTGCCAGTTAATCTTCAAAGATGCGGGACAGATAATTAATACTTTCTTTGCTCCACTCTCAAGTGATGCAATAATTGCTGATGTTGTTTTACCTAATCCCATATCATCGGCAAGTATGTATTTGTTATTTGCCAATAATTTTTCAATTGCCACCTTTTGGTGTTCCATTGGTGCTCTATGTGAGTATGGACTATAATCCACTTCTCTGTTTAGTTTCTTTTCTTCTTGAATAATTGACGACTTTGGTAACCATAATGAATAGTTCTTCTCAGTCTCAACTACTTTACCCCAAATGTGGTATGCCTTATCACTTTCACACAACAATTTCTCACACCATATCTTTTCAGGGACATAAGTGAGATGTTTACTTTCCATAATTGTACTCGCAAAGTTTTTAGAAATGTTTAGATATTTTTTAGCAACACGAGGTACCGTCTCATGATATTTCAAGACGTATTCTGCCTGAGGTCGAGTCAATTGAAAGTTTTTAACTTTAGAAAACTTTTCTTTCCAATCCAACAACTGATTGTTGAATCCTTCGTAACTTAATAAGATATCCCTCGCCTCTATCTCGGGTATTTTATTCTGCATATATTCTAAATATAAGAAATTAGAATGAATAATGGAACTATTTATTGGGTATGAAACATAAGTTACCAATAACAAGACTTAGTAAATTTTTCTCTGAAACCGATTTTGATTTAAATGTTCAAATGGGTCAGGAATATTTGCATGGTGATTTGAATATGAAATTGGTTGTTTTTCGTGTCGATAGACAAAAGACAGATACCGATGAAGTATACGCTGAAGTTGGTAAAGACCAAATCAAATTTTTACCTCCTGTTGAGTTTAATGCATTGGTGAAAATTGAGGAACCAAAAAATACCACATATAAAGGTGGTTTAGGTAGATATTTGGAACCCGGTAATATGACTGTTTCTGTTTATATGAGACATTTAGAGGAACTCGAAATAGATATAAGATACGGAGATTACATTGGGTATCCTGAATCTGAAGAAAGAATTAGATACTATACCGTTACAAATGATGGTAAAGTAACCTCAGACAATAAACATAGTATGTTTGGATTCAAACCATATTATAGAACCATTCTTTGTGTTCCAACACAGGAATCAGAATTTCGTGGAATTTAAACATGGGAATACCTAAAAGAAAAAATAACATCCAAGTCTACGGAGTTAAATCCGATATGAACGGACCCGATATTGTCGGCAGAAGAAAAGAGTTACTTGAGAGAATAACCAAGTCAGACACTTTTTTACCTGATTCGATTTTACACGAGGACCTTGACTTAGGTATGCTCGATTTTGTTAAAGAACATTTTAAGATTATATCTGACGGAGACCAAATTCCGATTATCCCGAGAATATTAACAATTCAAAGATGGGGTGAGATGTCAAACAATTGGACATTTGCCGATGAGGATGGTAATATGAAACTACCATTTATGGCGGTTATTAGAAGACCCGACGTTCAACCCGGTACAAACCCCGTTGTTCAAAGAACAATTCCCGATAGGAGAGACTTTTTCTACGCATCGGTTCCAACATGGAACGGAACTCAAATGGGTGCGGACATATACAAGATACCTCAACCCGTGGCAATTGACATTACTTTTGATGTGACCATTGTTTGTACAAAGGTTAGAGACGTAAATAGATTTAATAAAATCGTTTTACAGAAGTTCTCTTCACGTCAATCGTACACAAGTGTAAAAGGACACTACATTCCGATTATATTGGATAGAATCGAAGATAACACACCAATGGACTCATTGGACGGTAGAAGGTTCTATATCCAAAACTACACATTTACAATGTTAGGGTTTTTAATTGACGACGAGGAGTTTGAAGTTAAACCGGCAATCAGTAGAATGTTTCTTTTGAATGAGTTTATCGCAAGTAATAACTTTGCGAAGAAGTATATTAATAAAACCATTGAAATTACGGTGGCAACGTTCACCGCCGATGGTTTACAAACCGTTTTTAGTGTTGGTGAAAGTATTAATGTCCTCTTTACCGTTGCTATTAATGGTCTTGTACAAGTTAGGGATGATGATTATTACCACATCCCCGGAACGTCTAAAATAACCTTTGCATCTCCACCTGATGAGAATGATGTTATAACCATCACATACTTTAAAGGTAGAAACGATACATTTATTGATACATTTGGTAAACCATTACAAGTTACAAATGAAACTTTCGTGTATGATGGTTCCACATTGGAATTCACAACCTCATCATCAATAGATAGTATTATCAGTTTAGACATCAACGGTCTTGTTGAAGATGAAGGGTCGGGATTTGAAGTATCAGGTAACTATAAAGTTAAACTACTCGGTGCTCCCGTTATCGGTTCGAAAATTGGCGTGGTTTACCTAAGTTAATCCCCATATAAATCTTTCTTTTTTGGTTTACAGGCCTCATCAATCCATTTTTGGACAACCTTATAAATCTTCAATCCGTTTTTATCACAGTAATCTTTTAACATCTCATGATGTTTCTCACTGACTTTGATGTTTTTTAAGTTTTCTTTTGTCATAAAGATAAATAATGATAAAAAAGGATTTTTAAATATCTTTTTTTGAAAAACTTACGAAATCTTTGCTAGAATCAAAGATATTTATAGAATAACAAATAAAATAAATAAACCAAACAATTAAAAATGGCAAATTCAAATAGAGTATTTGTATCTCCAGGTGTTTATACATCAGAAAAAGATTTAACATTCGTCGCACAAAGTGTAGGTGTTACTACATTAGGTTTGGTAGGTGAAACCTTAAAGGGTCCAGCCTTCGAACCAATCTTAGTTAAAGATTATGATGAGTTTAAATTGTACTTTGGAGGTTCATCACCAGCAAAAGACGGGGCGGGTAACCCAAAATATGAGTTACCTTATGTTGCTAAAGCATACCTTGAAGAATCGAATCAATTATTCGTAACAAGAATCCTAGGGTTAACAGGATATAAACCAGTGAAAACTTTCGCAATTCAAACCCTTGGTGGTTTTGTTTTGGGGAGTATGACAACAGGTACCACAACAGGTATCACAATGGACCCAACTCCATTAGCAACTTACACAGGAAGTACAGTATACTCTGAACTTTCGGGTAAAACTGCATATGATGGTACATCTATTACAGATTACATCTACACAGAATTTAGTGGTGTAACAGGTAATGATGGTGTATGGTTTGTTATTGGTGAGGCAGATGCTGCTGATGTTGCGGCTCAAGACCCAACTAAAGAATTGGTTTCTCCACTTACCGGAGATTTAAATGATGATTCAGTTTGGAATAAAAATTGGTACAACGTATTCAATAACGGTTCAAACGAAGTTTATTCTTACTTATTCGTATGGAATGGTTCAACTAACCGATTCGCGGTAACAAGATATGAGTACGATGCAACCTTAACTAATGATGGTGAAGTTGTTGCTGCGTTCCGTTCAAGAGGTTCATATTCAGGTCAAACATTGTTACTTGAAGTTACAGGTAACACAAGTTTCACCATTTCAGGTTCTGATTTGGCAACAAATCCTTTCGCTGAGTTCGTGGTTAACGTAACAGGTTCTACAAGTGGTGCAAAATCGTTCACTTGTTCAATGGATACAACATCATCTAAATACATTACTAAAGTATTGGGTACTGATGTTTATGACAAACCTAAATCAGACATTCCGGTATATGTTTATGAAACATACCCAAATTATTTAAAATCAGCATACGAACAAGGTTTAGTAAGAGGTATTAGTTTGACTGAACTTTACGTTTCTGAAGGTACAAACTTTGTTAGAGAATGGGATACCCCAATGTCTCCAATGGTCGTATCTGAAGTACGTGGTGGTGAAGTTTCTGACTTATTTGAAGTTATCACAATTTCAGATGGTGATGCGGCTAACTCACAAATTAAGATTTCTGTTATCAATATCGATATTGAAACAGGTGAATTTGATTTAATTATTCGTGACTTTAACGATACTGACGATAATATGGTTTCACTTGAGAAATTTACAAGATGTTCAATGAACCCAGACCTACCAGGTTATGTGGCTAAGAAAGTTGGTACTTCTGACGGTGAATACGAATTACGTTCAAAATACATCATGTTGAATATGGCGGAAAACCACCCAACTGATGCGTTCCCAGCGGGATTTAAAGGATTTGTAGCAAACACAAACTTCTCAGGTTCTGTTTTGGGTTCAGTATTATATAAAACGGAATACTACACCGCAGGTGATGTTATCAGTTACAATGTTGATGGTTCTCCAGTTACATCTGCCGGTGATAAAATTAGAAAAGTAACTTTAGGTCTATCTTCACAAGTTGGACTTGACAAAGACTTATTCAAATATAAAGGAGCGGCGGCTGCGGGTTCAACAAGTGGTTTCCACTTATCAGTAAACGCATCTACTATTACAGGTACAACATTTACAACAACTCCTTACGATTTAGAAGGACAAACAGGTGTTGATAATCCATTAACAGCAACAACTTACCGTAAATTCACATTTGCAGTTGGTGGTGGTTTCGATGGTTTTGACATTTATCGTCAAACTAAAACTTACGGAGACGGATATATCTTTGGTAAATCAACATATGTAAGTGGTCACACAACTAACGGTGGTGTATTCAGTACAACTGTTGGAAACTCTGATTATTATGCATACCTACAAGGTATTAACACATTCGCAAACCCTGAAGCGGTAGATATCAACATCTTCGCAACTCCGGGTATTAACTTCTACGACCATAGTTCATTAACTACACAGGCAATCGATATTATGGAAAACGATAGAGCGGATTCACTTTATGTTATTGCATCTCCAAACGTATCAACTGCGGACGAAGTAATTGACGCATTGGACGGTGTAGCATTGGATACTAACTATTCAGCAACCTACTGGCCTTGGATTCAAGTTAGAGACCAAGACAACGCAACTCAATTATACATTCCACCTACAGGTGAGGTTGTAAGAAACATTGCGTTAACGGATAACGTATCATTCCCTTGGTTCGCAGTAGCGGGTTATTCAAGAGGTTTGGTTAAGGCAATCAAAGCGGTTAAAAAATTAACTCTTGACGAAAGAGATGATTTATATAAGGCAAGAATCAACCCAATCGCTACTTTCTCTGATACAGGTACCATTATTTGGGGTAACAAAACCCTTCAAGTAAGAGAATCTGCATTGGATAGAATTAACGTAAGAAGATTATTGTTAAGAGCAAGAAAACTTATTTCAGCAGTTGCTGTAAGATTGTTGTTCGAACAAAATGACGAACAAGTTCGTAATGAATTCTTGAGATTAGTAAACCCAATTCTTGAAGCAATTAAGAGAGAAAGAGGTTTATATGAGTTCCGTGTAACTGTATCTAATGACCCTGAGGACATTGATGCAAACACACTTAGAGGTAAAATCTATGTAAAACCAACTCGTTCACTTGAATTTATCGATGTTGAGTTCATAATTACCCCAACAGGAGCATCATTTGATAATATCTAATGAAAATAAAGATGGGAGGGGGTAACCTCTCCCATTTATATGTTCCACGAGGAACCAAAAAGTATAAAAAAAATATTTGTATATTTTACCCAGTATTACATATAGTATACTAGAACTAGTATTATATTTCTAGATTTATTTATTAAATCTTTAAATCCAGTTCCAGTATTTATACTAGTATAGGGAAAAAATACGAAAAAAAAATCAAATAAAAAAGCCCAACGATGAAATTTTTTATTTTTTCAAGATAGGCATATTTATAAGTAAGAAGAATAACCAAAAAAAAAAATTAAAACAAAGACATAGACATGGCAGATTTATTAATGAAAATGCCGGTTCCTTACGAACCGAAAAGAGTTAACCGATTCATACTTAGATTCCCTTCTTCATTGGGTATCAACGAATGGTATGTATCATCAGCGGCTAGACCAAGTGCAAAAATCAATTCAGTTGCGATTCCGTTCATCAATACCTCAACTTATGTTGCGGGACGTTTTGAGTGGAACGAATTAAGAGTAACGTTTAAAGACCCTATTGGTCCTTCTGCGTCTCAGGCATTGATGGAATGGTTCCGTCTACACGCAGAGTCTGTTACGGGTCGTATGGGTTATGCTGCGGGTTATAAGAAAGACATCGAATTAGAGATGTTGGACCCAACGGGTGTTGTGGTTGAAAAATGGATTCTTCAAGGTACATTCTTGACTGACTTGAACTTCAACGAACTTGATTACTCAAGAGATGATATCGCAACTATCACTGCGTCTTTACGTATGGATAGATGTATCCAAGTTTACTAATAGAAATAAAAAATATAGAATCTGTCAATATGAAGGTCTCCTCACAAGGGAGACCTTTACTTTTTATAATAAGTTTTGTATAATAGTATAGTTATAACAAAACACATATATGGAAGAATTTAGAATTGACCCAACGATATCTTACGATGTTGTTGAATTACCCTCAAGGGGGATTTACTATCCAAATGGTAAGAAGTCCCTAAGAGTTGCATACCTAACTGCAACTGACGAAAACATACTATCGTCACAAAATTTAATTGCCACCAACATGGTAACTGAAGAACTTCTAAAAAGAAAAATTCTTGATAGAGATTTTGATGTCAATGAAATGGTTGATGATGACAAACAGGCGGTATTATTATTTTTAAGAAACACCGCATTTGGTTCAGAATATAAGTTTCATCTAACTGACCCTAAAACAAATGAAGAGTATTCAAGGACAGTCGATTTAAGTGAAGTTAAATTTAAAGATTTTACATTGGTTCCGGATGTTAACGGTGAATATCCATATAGAATGGAAAAAACCGGTATTGATATTACATTCAAATTTCTAAATCAAAAACAAATTGATGATATTAGAAAAATAGAAGACAGTTGGAACGGAAATGGGGTTGCACCTGTTATTACGAAACAACTTGAAATGATGATTAAAACAGTTGCTGGTAATAAAGATATGATGAATACAAGAAACTTCATTGAAAAATTACCAATCAAAGATTCTCAGGATTTCAGAAAATACGTGAAAGAAAATTCACCTAAACTAGATTTAAAAAAAGAAGTAAACACCCCGTCAGGAGACATAGTCCAAGTAGAAATTGGATTCGGGGTAGAGTTTTTTCGTCCTTTCTACGGATTATAAGAAAGGTCAGCTAGACGAGATTTTATTTTTAGTTAAAAGAGGGTTCTCTTATGGGGACGTACTTACCATGCCCGTCTTCATTAGAAGGTATTATGTTGAGTATTTAATTGAATTAGAAAATAGGTCAACGTAATATTTATAGACATGGTTGATATTAGTAAATTTAAAAGTGGTCTTAATGATAGTCAGTTTAGGTCCGCATATTTAACCGAATTAAATAGAATAGGCGGAACTTTCGACCAAAAACAGTTCAATAATGCATGGGGAAGTTATAGCTCTCCCCTATCTAAAAGTTCAGGAAACTCAGGTTCAACTACTGCAACCTCAACATATAATCCTGTAACTATGGCAAAGAACGCCATTGTTGGTGGACTAGAAACTCAAGAACAAACGGGTTATATGCCCAATATGGGTGAGGAAATGATTAAGGCATCAACATCAGCAAAAGAGTTATTCGGTTTTATTACTAATCTTAAAAGCCCAACGGATATTTTAAGTGGTGCGGTTGGGGTAATCGGCGACCAAGCGGCATTATATTTAACACAACAAACTGAATTGATTGGGGTGCTTAATAAACAAGCGGGATTAACTGGAAAGTTTTCCGAAGATGTTAGAGAAGAATTAACACAGGCAAATATCCCATTAACTCGATTGGGTATTGGATTTGCAGATTTGGCAAAGGGTGCGGAATCTTTAGTGAGTAGTAGCGGTAGATTTATAACATTAAATAGGGACTCTTGGTATGAAGCGGGAAGGGCGGCAACTGCATATGTTGGAACACTTGGAGAATTAGTCGAAATGTATCCCGCCTTTGAAAAAATAGGTATTGGAGCCTCAGATGTTGCTGCTCAAATAGAACTAACAGGTCAACGCTCACTTAATCTCGGTTTACAATCTAGTAAAACAACAAAAGAACTATCAACTAATTTAAGTAAATTAAATGAATATGGTTTTAAAGGAGGTGTTCAAGGAATGGCTGAAATGGTTAGAAAATCTACTGAATTTAGAATGAATATGCAATCAGTATACGATATTGCAGATAAAGTATTTGACCCTGAAGGTGCAATTGATATGGCAGCAAACTTACAGGCGATAGGTGGGGCAATAGGTGATTTTAATGACCCATTGAAACTAATGTATATGGCAACAAACGATGCTGAAGGATTACAAGATGCGTTAATTGGTGCTGCTGGAGGATTAGCAACGTATAACCAAGAACAAGGTAGATTTGAAATTACGGGTGTAAATCTTAGAAAGGCTAAAGCGATGGCTAAAGAACTTGGTATATCCTATGGTGAATTGGCAAATGGTGCGATTGCGGCGGCTGAAAGGTCGTCAGCGGCGTCTGCATTGATGGGTAAAGGATTAATGTTAGATGATGAACAAAAAAGATTTCTTACTAACATTTCACAAATGAAAGGTGGACAAATGACCATTGAACTTAATAGTGATAAAATTAAAGAAGTATTGGGTGTAGATAGTAAAACAAAAGAAATTGCGTTAGAAAAATTAACACAAAAACAAGTAGATACTATTTTAAAATATCAGGACGAGTTTAAAGAATTATCACCTGAAGAAATTATTCAAAAACAAGCGACAACGGTTGAAAACATTGCCAGAGATGTTAATTATATGGCGGCAGCCGCAAGAGTTGGTGCTGCCAATAAAGGAGGTGCATTTTTAGAAAAAATAAAAGAATTGGCTGGTTATGAACCCGGAACTTTACTTAAAAAAAGTAATGAATTAGCCAATAAAGTGGGGGCTGAACTCGGTCAGGAACCAATAAAACCAAGAAATGTTAATCCAAAATCAACACCACAACAATCAGTACCTGTTAACAATTCAACACCGACAACAAACACACCAGCAACAACAACTGAACCACAATCCAATAAAACAGAAGTTACACTTAACATTAAGAGTGATACAATTATGGATGAATGGTCAAGATATCTTGTTAGAAGACCCGAAGCAATTGACGAATTTTTAAATGGAACTAGTCCAAGAGATTATACTAGTCAATCATAAACATAAAATAAGTAAATCTCTATTTATAGTAAAACAATAAATGCCAAGTTATTTAGATTTTAGTAGTACATCGACATTCAGGGACTTCTTAATATCAAAGACGTTACAACGTCCATTTGGTCCCCAAACATTTACTGCGGCAAACTATAGTGTTCAGACTCTAAGTAATTTAGCCAATGTTGACCCAGGTGCGGTCGACACAAACCGTGCAAATGATTTATTACAGATTAAAAATACAAACATTTTTAAACCTGTAAGTTACTTTGTAACTGAAAATATTAATACAATACCAAGAAGTGCTAATTTAAACCTATATCCCTATTTTACAAGAGGAGATATAAGTAGTTTATTTGGTATTATGTCTAACAGTAACTACGATAATGAATCGCAGTTAATGAAATTCGCGGCATTAAACATACGTGAAAATAGAGACGGTCCTGTTTTTGCTAGAATCACACAAAATTTAACTTCAGCCACATTAGGTAGAGTTAGAATTGCGGATGCAATAAATGGAAACACAGCGACGGCAATCAATATCATTACAGGTAGAGAACCGTTAATTGAAAAGAATTATAAAATTACGGTTGCCAAGACATTATTAGGTAAGGGGGTAGATTTTCTACAAACCGTTGCTGGTGTTGAATTTCCGTTTAGTGAAATACCGGGTGATTATTTATCTAACCCACAAAACCCAATTGAAAATAGACCAACACCAAGAACTGAGGCGGGAGCAATCCTACAAGATGTTACAGGCGCATTAGGTTCATTAATTGGAATTCAAAGAAGACCAAAGGTTTCAAGAAAACCTTCTGATTTGATGATTGAATATATGGGTGATGGTCAAAAACAAACTTTGTTTGACAACTTATCATATTCGAAATACGCACCAAACTACACGACTACTGCAAGGTCACAACAGTCTTCAAAACTTTTTAACAACATTAGTCAATTTGCTCAAGGAGTTAAATCTCTTTTAGGGTTAGAGGCACCAAAAGGTGTTGCATATATTGGTGATGATAGAAGTGAAGATGTGAAGATGACAATGTCTGATTCAAATAACAATATGGTAAAAAGTAGTTACTATATGGGTATGATGTTTGACCCTGTTCAGACATCTTTATTTGAAAGACAACAAAATATAACTGAAGGTGGTACACTAAGTGGTAAACTGACTTGGATTAGTAGTAATTCAAAAAATAAGTTAGGTTTATATAACGAGGAGTGGGCACAAGAGGCAACCCAACACAGTGATTCTCTATCGACAAAATATGGTTTTAGAGAAGATTCAATTTTAGGTAAAACACAGGAACTCCTTAACTCCATGCCGAATGACGGTATGGCATCTCGTACTCACGTTGGTAATGTCATTGACCAAACAAGTAGAGTGTTCAGAGAAGGTGAAACAATGTTATCAAGAGGTTCCGCAATTCAATACGTTGACAAATACACAAAAGAAAACACCGGTATAGAATATTGTAGAGTATGGACAAAAGATAGGTCTTACTTTAACTATTCAGATACTATGAAGAGAACGGGTAATATCCGTAAATTCGATGATAGTGTGATGTCAACCCCATGGAACTTGAACATTGCACCCATGTCAGATGGTGATAGAAATTTTGAAGGAGTCTCAACAAATATATTTAAAGGACCTCCCGGAGATGGATTTTATGCAAAAAAATATATGTTCTCAATTGAGAACTTGGCGTGGAAAACATCAAACACACCCGGATTCACATATAATGATTTACCTTACTGTGAAAGAGGTAACAACGGAGGTAGAGTTATGTGGTTTCCACCGTATGACTTAAAAATCAGTGAGCAGAACTCAGCAAGATGGAATGATAATACATTCTTAGGTCGACCTGAACCAATTTATACGTACCAAGATACATCAAGAACGGGGCAATTATCATTCAAAGTGGTTGTTGACCACCCTAGTATCTTAAACCTATTAGTTAGAGAACACTTTAAAAATATGAGTGACGAAGAGTCCGAAAATTACATCAACGCATTTTTTGCGGGATGTGAGGAATTGGATTTTTATTCACTTATTAGAAGATATACATATTTGGATTCTGATGACATCACTTTAATAAAGATGTTCTTAGAAAAAGGTAAAGACCCTGAAGTAATTAAGAAATACAAAACCATTATAGAACCCGTTGTTAATACGGACCAAAGTAGTGGTAATGGTAACGGAAATGCAAACGATAAGATTAGTAAGAGTTTTGTTCTTAAATATGATAACGATATTCCGGGTCCTCGTTTACAATCTGTGGAGGTTGATACACCGTATGGTACATTATTTAATTCATTTTATGCAATGAAATCCGGTCACACTAGTGGACTTAATAGTGATTTAAGAAGTATTACTGGATTAACACAAACCGCTCAGATTTTAAAAGAAAAATCTTACATTTTTGGTTCAACCGGAGCAACTATTGACGATACATCTGTCATTGCTCAAACAACAAAATTAAGTGGTTATTTTGATACTGCAAAGGCACAATACGAGGCACTTACAGGTGAAACCGCAACACTAAAAGAAAAGATTAGTGGTGGTACTGTACAAAAGATTTATTTAACTATTGAATCGTCTTGTTCATCAGTTGCCCCTGAACTATACAATGAAAAGTTGGCACTTAGAAGAAGTTCAAGTATCATAAAAGACTTTTTCAATGCAATATCTAAAGATGGCGATGGAGCAAAAAAGGTAAAACTAAATTGGGTTAAAAGTATTGGTGTTGCTGAGAATAAAAATTTATCTGAAAATGACAAGGTTATCATTGTAAAAGGTAAACCAATTGTTGTTAAAAAGGAATATAAATTAAGTGATTTTGGATGGACAGATAATCCGGGTTCAGTTGTTATTGATTCTGCAAACTACGGTGAAAATTTTACAGGACCGGGTCCTGATAGTCAATGTAGAGGAAAAGAATTTGTTACGGTTAAAGGATTAAAAATCAATGCACCGATTGCGTTTTTCTGTAGACAATCTACCGTAAAACTTGATTATAAAATTGAACCTGAAAAACCAAAACCAACACCTTCCCCAACAATCGTTACGAGAATTGAACCGGATGGTGAAACTACTTTATATCCACCAACTAAGAAACCCGCAATAGACCCAATGAAGAGAATCATCATGAAAACTCTTTCAGAGTGTTTTTATTTCAAAAAACTTGAAGAGGATTCTCCAGTGGCATTCAAATCATTAAAAGAAAAATTAAAATATTTTCATCCAGGTTTCCACTCAACAACCCCTGAAGGATTGAACTCTCGTTTGACCTTTATGTTACAATGTGTAAGACCGGGTGATACAATACCTATTAAGGGAATTTCGGATGATGCGGATTTAAATGCAAGAAATACTTCATTTGGTCCACCACCTGTTTGTGTTCTTAGAATTGGCGATTTTTACCATTCTAAAATTATTATTCGTGATGTTAACATCACATATGATGATTCACCATGGGATTTAAACCCTGAAGGTATCGGTGTACAACCAATGATTGCCAATATTACATGTCAAATTGCATTTATTGGAGGTCAAGGATTGTCAAGACCTGTTGAGAGATTACAAAACGCTCTCTCATCAAATTTCTTTGCCAATACTGAAATGTACGATGAAAGGTCAATACCAACAAATGAGACTATTGGTGGTGTGGACGCAAAAGAATTTACAAAAGATTTCTTAGAGAAATTATTAAGTGATTTACCAAAACAAAAAGAAACCCCTGAAACTCAAAACACTAATAAAATTAGTGAAGGAAAATGGATTGGTACACTTTCAAGTGCAACGATGGATTACACCCCATTACTCCAACCGGTATTTGATAATACTGACAATTATTTTAAAAAGTACGAAAGTACCTATAACAAAATGATTAAAAGATATGGTGAAGATATTGGTACATTATTATTTACTGACACATATAGAACAATTAAACAATATGATGTTTACACAACCACCACAACAACACCGGGTAAAACATTATCATTAGTTGGTCTTTATAAGAAAAACAATGAATTACCAATCTTAATGAGGGGTGTTAAAAGTGCAATGATTGCACAATTAGATAATACCGACCTATCACTTATGTTTGGATTAGATAAAGTTTTAACTCCACCTAAATTAGCCAAGTCAAACGAATATCTTAAACCTTTAATTACTAAAATAGTTGAAGATAAATTAAACGAACTAATCGATACAAATCCATTCGGTGAATTTGAATCTGTGAGAGATTCGTTGATTAAGAGTTTAGACTACGTTAACTTCCTTGTTAAATTTGGTAAGGACACAATGGTGATGGGTGAAGATGTTACCGATGCGGTTTTATCGGGTTTTACATACGATTTACTATATAATGAGTATAGTAGTTGTATTGACTACATTGAAAAGAACACACCAAAAATGTTTGTTGATTTAACATCAACAATTAATTTTAATACACCAACAATTAGTTCAATTGAATTCGAAAGAATTATGACCGTATTCCTTCAAGAAAAGATTAATGAAATTGTTAAGGTATATGAAAATGACCAAACAATATTCCCTGAGAACATTAGAAAGAAAATTAGAAATAAGATTGAAGATTTTGTTGAGGAACTGAAAGATAAAAAGTTTAAATTTTCAAACTTCAAAAAAAGAAAGAACAGTAAAGAAATTAAATTCACTGTTACAACCAATAACTTATCTACAGATGCAACATTCAATGAAGAATCTAAAAAAGTACATTCAGATAATGTTGAAGTGACAGACAAACTAAACTACTACAAAAGTAATAAAGATAAAAAGTAATGGCAAGGGATTATTTTAACAGATATCAGTTTTTCATTGAGGACAGTGAATTTAAAATTGTTCCGGGTATTGAGATTCCGATTAAAGGAACCGACAAGTATACATTCTATAAGAAAGGAAAAGATAGATTGGATAAAATCTCTCAAGAATATTATAATTCACCCGTTTTTGGTTGGGTTATTTTAATGGCAAATCCATTGGCTGGTAG